CAATAACAAGGGGACATGTCCCCTTGCCAATAAAATTGCAAGTGTTGATCTTTTAAAAATATCTGATATTGATATCTTTAAACGATTAAAAACGGATGATAAAAAGCGGTTAGTGAGCTTTTATCGGACACATAGATATTCCAAAGCCGCAGTTATTAGGGGGTTGGCTTACTCCTCCTCCTCCCCTGGTAAATCAGGGATTGCCACAGCCATAGGTGGTGATCCCTCTTTTATTAAAAACAAAGTGCGAGTTTTTAGTAGGTGGATTAAAAATTTTAAGCAGGATGGGATTGATGGCTTGGTTGACAAACGAGCCGGCAATAATTATAAAATTGATGATGAGTTGTTAGAGAGCGCGATTTATGCCGTGGGTGCCCGTGGCATCCGCGAGGCTTATTATCAGATGCATAAACTTTATGCTTTTTGGATGAATGAACGCGACACAGGAATTGCAGATTTTGATTTGCAATCCGATAAAGTTATAAGTTATTCGGCAGTTGTGGCAGGGATTAAAAGACTGCGGGATAACAATTTTCAAATGGATCAGTTTTTGCGATATGGTAAAGATGGATTATTACAGGGGCATATTGTCGGTGTGCGCGATATAAATTACATCAACCAAGAGTGGCAGGTGGATAGCACGAAGTTTGATTTTATGGTAAAAGTGCCAGATCTAACAAGGGGACATGTCCCCTTGTCATCCGATAATCTAACAAATGCAGGCGTCCCCTTGTCATCCGATAATCTAACAAATGCAGACGTCCCCTTGTCATCCGATAATCTAACAAATGCAGGCGTCCCCTTGCCATATATTATCAAACGGCTGTCATTGATTGCGGTAACCGATGTTTATAGTGGCAAAACTGTGGCAGTTTTATCAGACACCCAGGATTCATACGCTCAGGTTCGTGCTTTATATCGTGCCTTCTCTGTAATGGGCATGCCTGATATGATTAAATCTGATAACGGGCTTGACTATGTTAGCAATCATTATGTTGATTTATTATCTGATATGGGTGTTGAACACAAGCGCGCTCATGTGGGCCAAGGGCGAGAAAAAGGATCTGTTGAGAGATTTTTTGGGGTGGTTCAATCTGATCTATCTTTATTACCTGGTTATATTGGTAATGATGTTGATAAACGGCACAAAATAGAGGATCAAACAGCCTCTAAGATTGAGATAAGAACCTCGCAGGCGACACGCCATAACCCTGATAGGTTATTAAACCAACAACAAATGCAAGAGCTTATAGACAAACATTTAAACAAAAAATATGAGGATTATAAAGAATTTAACAGCTTTTTAATAGCGGATGAACGGTTATTAAAAATTAAAAGACAGTTAGGTAAGCGGTATATCAGAAAAGCCAGCGGCGAGGGCATAAGATTAAACAAAAAAACCTATCAAAGCCATCAGATGTGGGTCGCAGGTGTTAATCAAGGCAACCGTTTATATGTTTTTGAAAATATCGACAATATGAGCGAGGTTTATTTGTTTGATTTAGACATGAATTATTTGGGAACAGGCACCGATACAGTGTTAGGCGATCAATGTATGAATATCGAGCAATACAAAAAAGCAAAAGCCGCCCACAGCGCACAACACATTAAACCTGTCAAACAAAAAGTAGGAGCCGCCCAGATAGCATTAGAGAAATATCAAGATGATTTAATTGAGAGTATGAGTGAATCCGTCATTGCGAGGGAGCGTGCGACCGCGGCAATCTCTTGTGGTGTAGACAAACCCTTAGGAGATTGCTTCGTGCCTCGCAATGACGGGGATGGGGACGCTCGCAATGACGTGGTCGCCGACAACACGGATGAAATGGATGATTTGGTAGCACAGTATGGTTAGCAAGGGGACATGTCCCCTTGTCAAGTGTAATAAGTTTTTTTATTTTTTAGGAGTAAATTATGAGTAATGTAGCAAAAATAGAGCAAACAACAATGGCAGGTAAATTACGCACTTTTATGGAGTGTCATGCACTGTCGCAGGCACAAATTGCCAGAAGTGTTGGCACATCGCCGTCTGCATTGTCGCAAATTATATCAGGCACATATGCAGGCAATGTAGAGGCTTTAAATAAGAGGCTTGGCGCTTATATGGATAACTACAAACACAAAAAAGCCGATATATCCGCTCTTGCATTTATCAAAACTGCCGATGTCAAGGGTGTTTATTTCACAATTGACGAGGCAATTATTGATCGTGAATTATCGCTTATTGTGGGGGCATCAGGTTGTGGCAAAACCACCGCAGTTAAAAACTATTGTAAAGAGCATCCGGAGGCGATTCTTTTGGAGGCGATACCTGGCATGACAATTTTATCTGCATTGTCTCTTATCTGCAAAAAACTAAACATCCAGCCCTTACGCAAGGCTGATGAGATGGTGTTGCAAATATCAGACCAACTCAGGCGTTCTGATAAAATTTTAATCATTGATGAGGCAGAAAACTTAACCACCGCAACACTTGAATCAATTCGCAGAATTTGGGATCTCTGCTGTGTGCCAACCGTTTTGTGTGGCACATATGCGCTTATTAAAAATCTCAAAGGGCGATCAGGCGACTTGCAACAGATAGAAAATCGAATATCTGGCAAGTGGTTTTTTAGAAGCGCCAAAGAGTCCGACTGGCAGTTAATGTTTGATGGTATGGCATCTGCTATTATGAAAATCACGAATAATTTAAGAAGAGCTGCCAATATTTATCGCAAAGCAGGCAGATTAGCCGACATGCAACAGATTAAAATCAATGCCGGCCACATCAAAGACGCCAGCAAATTTATGTATCTCGGTTAGCCGTCATGGCAAGCGAGCGGAAACATCGTCATTGCGAGGAACGAAGAGACGAAGCAATCTCATTAGGGATAACGGACACCATAAGAGATTGCCACACTCGCTACGCTCGTTCGCAATGACGGAGATTTTTATTTTTTATTTTTTTTAAGAGGAATTTTATTATGACAACCAAACGTCAAAAACCAGCAGTTATTATTATTGATAACGAGCAACAAGCAAACCAAACCTTAGCAAAGGTGGGGCAGCTAAATCGTGCCGTCCAGTTATTACAAGACGATATGAATGAAGAAATTGATAAACTAAAAGCTAACTATAAAGCAAAAGTTTATCCGCTTGCCACCACCATCAAAGGTCTTGATTTGCAACTTGGGGCTTTTGCCACCAACCACAAAAAAGAGCTTTTTGCTGATGGTAAAAAATCGGTAGAGATGACCCACGGCATAATAGGCTTTCGCAAAAGCACGAAGATTATGGCTATTACCAAACATACATTGGCCGACATCATCAAAAAATGCCACGAGCATCATCGCCCAGAGGGCATCCGCATCAAAGAGTCCGTCAACAAAGAATATCTATCTCAATTAGGCGATGAGGCATTATCACAACTTTGTGCCAAAAAAGAAGTTAAAGATGTTTTTTATTACGAGATAAAAGAAGAGGATTTAAAAAAATGAGCCTCGTTAAAATAAAAATAAATAAAGAGCAGCAAGAATGTCTTGGACGAGGTCAATTTATTACATTGCCAAGGGACGATCTGACAACTTTTCATTTAAAAATCGGCGATAAAGTTAAATGTTTTGTTTCTGGTGTAAAAAAAACTGCTTCATATAAAGTGTATGCCTTAGGTGTTAATCTTTTGGAGGTAGCGAAATGAGCCATTATCACAACTTTGTGCCAAAAAAGAAGTTAAAGATGTTTTTTATTACGAAATAAAAGAGGAGGATTTAAAAAAATGAATTACAACAATCAACTATTTGACAAAACCGACCGTTTAAAAACCGCATCGGATTTTACCGATCTGGATTTACACGAGGTAAAACGAGCATTATCGGCAGCATATAGCGCCCTAAGCACCGCCCCTGTCGGCGATGTCGGCTCATTAACGAACGCCCATTTAAGCCTAGCAAAAGACATTATAAGCTCGCCTGAATTAAAAAAGGCACTGATCCGATGAAACATTATTGTTTGGTAGGGGATAAAGCCGTCATACCGAGCGAACTTGTGGGCGCGGTAAAAAAGCCGTCATTGCGAGGAACGAAGCAATCTCATAGGGTCAGACGGACACCCTGCGAGATTGCCACGGCTACGTCTGCCAATGACGATTCAACAGAACCTGAAAATTGGTTTTTATACCAAATGCCCCGTCCTGATTTTCCATGGCATAGCTTACCTGTCCCACAACACATGTAAAAATTATGACATTAAAACAAACAAGGGGACATGTCCCCTTGCTTTATGACATTAAAACAAACAAGGGGACATGTCCCCTTGCTTATATAAAATTATTATGACAGCAAAACAAAAACAATATAGAATAGGATTGTTGCGAGCCATCCACCTGTGCGACAAATACAAAGAAATAAAGTCGCACGGTGGCGATGAGATGTGGGTGGATTTTTTATATGACAAACTCGGCACAAATAGCAGTGCAAACCTTAGCATAACTGAATTAGTCCGCCTGCATAATTACCTTACGGACGGCAATACAGCCCTACAAAAAGAGATAATAACAACAAATCAGGCTAATATGTTAATAGATTTATGGGTCCAAAACAGCAGAAATAAAGACCAAAACAGCCTGTTAATCTATGTTAAAAGAATAGTTAAAGAGGATTTAAACAACATAAACAACCTTGCCAAAAGGAATTTTAAAACTATGATTCAAGCTATTAAAAAATTAAAACAAAAACAACACAAAATCACGGGCGGATATGGAATCCGCCCCTACGAGAATAAAATACCGCACAACCCAAAATTGAGGATCGTGTAATGTGGTGTCCTAAATGTAACAATGTAAAAACAAAAGTAATCGGCACAGATAAATCAGCCTATGTAAAAAGAATGCGAATCTGTCCGAAATGCAAAATAGCATACACCACTATTGAACTTATTAACGACAATAAAAATCTTGCAGCATATAGGCAATACGTGTTAGGAGAATTGGAATTTGATGAAAAAAACAAAAATAACAAGGGAACATGTCCCTTTGCCGAAAAAGAGATACCACATTATGACAAACACGGTAACCTGATATGAACTACAAAAAAACCCAAATTAGTGCTTTATCGTATGATATCCAAAAAGGCAAAACTGTCGAGCAACTAATAAACGGCTTTATTCGCACCAATGCCATCACCACCACGGCCAGTTTAGAGCATTACCTGATTGATTTAAAAGTCTTTGTCCTCAAAAATTATAATTTAACAAGGGGACCGTCATCCGATAATTTAACAAGGGGACATGTCCCCTTGCCAGAAGATCTAACAAGGGGACATGTCCCCTTGCCAGAAGATCTAACAAGGGGACATGTCCCCTTGTTGGATCAGATAAAACTGCGACTTAAAACTTTAAATATTACCGCCGATTTAAGCAAACTTGACATAATCCACACTGCCATCGCCCAACGTATCGCAGATAGTTTGCAGGTTAAATTTGTTTTTGATAAAATAGATGTCAAAACCATTGAAAACATGCAAAAAAGCTTTTATTGGACCCAAAAAAAGCATAATTTAAATATCCAAAACACGATCAAAAAACAAATAACCCAAGCATTCAAGGGTAAAGTGCCAAGGGCAAAGCTCGCAGGGATTTTAGATAGCAAATTTAATCAGGTTTTAGGACAAAACGCCACTTATTACCAAGGCGTATCCGACCATATCATCAACCAAAGCCAGAATATAACCCGTATAAAACAAGCTGTTAAATATAATGTCAAACATTTTAAAGTTATAGCTCGCCTTGATGATCGCACCTCGGCGGTCTGTCGCTCGATGCACGGGCGGATTATCCCCGCGGATCATCTCAACCGCCAAGCCGATAATATGTTAGAGGCTACCACAATCGAGCAAAAAAAGCAAACTGCCGTATGGCACAACAAACCTATATATGGTAAACTATCGGCAAACTTTGGTGTGCCGCCTTATCATTTTCGTTGTCGCACCCAGGTGGTGCCGGTGTATCTGGATAGTGCAGTGGTGGACGGCAAAGAAACCAACTATTACAAAAAAAGACCAGGGGATCTATTGACCCATATTGATGTTACTGGCAAACAAAGATATGCTAATAACAACACTTTTAATCATAGCGAAACATCAAGAAAGAGAAAGCGTGATTTAAAAGGAATTGTTGGAGCCTTAAATACTATTACAGCTATGGCTCCACAATTAAATGACAGCACCACAATGGTGACTAAAAGTGCTAATGGTTATTTTATGGTTTTAGAGAACGATAGGATAGTCACAGCTTTCAAGCCGCATAACTTGCGTAAAAAATTTAACAAAAAAGCGGATTTAACTCAAAAATTTAAGGTGAAAAAATGGAAAAATACAACATCAACCTCGGTAATGTCTACACTATTGAAAGGGTGGACACGATTGATAAAAAAATTAAGTTAGATAAAACGTCAGACGACTGGCCGTTTGGTCAGTATGAAGTTTATCAAGGTAAACTCAACTGGATACTTGACATGGATGTAGATGATGAGGTCTTGGAGTGGGCAAAAAAGATGCCGTTGTTCCAAGAGACTGCAGAGTTTATATGTTTAAATCTACACGATAAAAAACCAGGACAAAAAACAAGGTTAAAACCTGTCTACACATTCATAGGCACTTTTATTGATGCCCTGCAATGGATAAGTAAAAACTATGCTTTTGACAAAGGTTATCAACCACAAAGAGGATAAAATATGATAAACAACGATAATATAGCAAGCTTTAACCGCCTTTTGATCTATGTTTTAGGGCAGGCATACGGTAAATTCCCTTGTGAAATTGTGATCGGCATGGATGATTTGTTGCCTCTTTGTGATTACGAATGCGATCCTGTTTTATATAACAGCGGACAGCCTGCCTCGCGCGAGCTTTTTGTTGACAACACCATAAGATACCTTATTAAAGAATTAAAGATTATCCAAGGCTTTGAGCAAGATGGCTTTTATCAAATTCGGTTAAGCATCAAAGGTTATAACAAAATGCAAGCCCAGTTAAAAGATAAAAACCTCTCGGCTTTGTTTGTCAAATATAGCAACCAAATCAAAGAGCAAGGCATAAAAGCTGTAATTAACAAATCAACAGGTTTGATGGTTAATAAACTATTCAGCTTGTTAGAGACAAATTGATGGCAAACGAGCAAATCGAACAATTAAAGTATGAGGCAGCTTATTATGAGTCACAGCTTGATTTGCAAAAAACAGAGCATAAAATGGCAATTAAAGAACTTAAATATATGCACGACAAAATTATTAAAGCCTATCAGTTGTATATTGTCAAACTTATTGATGAGACCGGTTATAAACCGACAAAACAAAACGAAACCACTGCGTTATTGCAAGCGTTAGCACAAGAGCCGTCATAACGAGCGTTACTAATCCGTCATTGCGAGGAACGAAGCAATCTCCTAAGGTGTAGACAAAACCCTTAGGAGATTGCCACGCTCGCAAGCTCGCTCGCAATGACGGGTTATTATGTTATTTTTATGTTTTTGGTGTTTTTTAGTTGCTTAATTATCTGTTGTTTAATATCCTCTGCTAACTCATCTTTGTGGGAATTAATAGCTGCCTCTACTCCACCGCCTCTCATATATTCATCAACTGCTTTTTTTAAATATGGTTGAGATTTTTGGCGAACTGTGCCTCCGTGGACAAATTTAGCATAACTTGCGAGCTTTGAGTTACCAACGGACACCTCACCTTTGTCAATATTATCATCAAAAACCTGGATGTCACGGTTGAGGTTGCCGGTTTTCCAGGGGCTTTTTTGTTTGGCTTTTTCGGCGATTTGGTTTGCCACTCGCATTAAAATATCTTGGTATACTTTTTTCATTTTTTATTGCATAGAAAACGGGCGGATATGGAATCCGCCCCTACTATCAATTAAAAGATGCATGCGCCACCTGTGCTACCGCCGATACTCTCATCAAGATAATCGAGTTGTTTGGCTGCCAGAGCGAGCGCCCAAAAGCGGTCGGCATGGCCTGTGGTTTTTTTGTCGGCGTCATATAAAAACTGGCGGGCTCCGGCTTTTCTTTTGATGGCATGAATGTCGGCTATTAAATTCGGATCGTTTGGCAACTTTAAAACTTTATCTTCTAACATTTTTTTGAGATTCAATACCATTGCCTCTTTTGAATTAGCAGTGAAATAAATCCCCGTTACTTGATCTGGCGCACTTTGGGTTAAGTCTTCGGTAAGATTCATCCCGATCCCCGTGCAATCCATATTCAAGTGGGCTTTATGATAGGTTTTTAAAAAGGTTTTAAGCTCGTGTTGTTGGTTGGCAAAGCTGGCTTTTTTGTATTCGTTTAGCAGTTTTAAAACATAGTGTTTTTCTGGCAAGGGGACATGTCCCCTTGTTAGACCATCACTTGGCAAGGGGACATGTCCCCTTGTTAGACCATCACTTGGCAAGGGGACATGTCCCCTTGTTATTTCTGCTTGCAAAGCGGCAAGAACTGATAAATCTTTAATCCGGCCGATGTCATATCCTGCATAGGTTATATGTTTCTTGTTGATATTTTGATACTCCAACTTATCATCAACGCAAGATTTGATGAGGGATATAGGGAAAAATGCCAAATCATCATCAACAAACTGGCACTCATACATCGCCGCCCAAGACTCGGCATCAAACAAATCTTTTAAGACTTGAATATCCACCTGTAAACCCTGTTTGACAGCTTGATAAATATCTGTTGAATGGCGACTAAACATATAATATTTAGTTTCATTGGTAACCAACTGATGAAATAAGCTCTGCTCTTCAAACGGCGTAGATAGGATTGTAATTCGGGCTTTTGTTTGCCCTGATTTGACCGAAGTTATCGAGGGGATAAAAGCATTCCAAATTCGTTTAGGGTTGATATACCAGGCGAACTCGTCTAACCAAACACTGCCTGAAAAACCCTGAATTGTGCGAAAGTTATTAGCAAAGATATAAATAAAAGTGCCAGCTGGGGTTTTTATCTTGTTTTCTGCACCTGATAACTCTATCTCTAATTTTTCTGCATGTTTGTATATCTCTTGTGTCCATTTTAAAGCCTGCTCCTCTGATGCGGATATCACTAACTGATCAAGCCCTCCCATGGCGTCTATCAATGCCTCGCCCGCACAGCCATATGTGGCACCTATCTGGCGAGATTTAAGCCATAACCTGAAACGGCTGCCATCTTTGATAAAGTTTTTTTGATAAGTATATAAACCATAAGCGGGGTCTAACATAAATTTCTTTAATTCGGCGGTTTTGATGTTATCAATGATTTTAACTTTTTTATTACTTTTTATATTCTGCTCTTTTTTGTTTATCCTCTCTAATTTTGCCAAAGCATTAGTAAGCTCTGCTATGCGGCGGGTGATAGCTGTTGTCGGTTTTTGAGTTGATAAGGTATGAATCTGTTTTTTCAAGTTGATTATCGCAGATGTTGTGTCCGCTGAATTTTTGGCGTGTTTTTTGTGCCATTGGTAAATTGTCTGGCGTGGAATGTTATATTTTTTGGCAATTTGGGTAATCGGCAAACCTGCAACAAGCAAATTCAACACTTCTTTTTTGATTGAGTTGTTATATTTCATAATATTTTATCAAAGCAAGGGGACATGTCCCCTTGTTATTTCAACATGTCCCCTTGTTATATTACCGGATAACTGCCTGCGGATGAGCCACTTGCCACTATGACTTTGCTGTGATTAGTGTTGATATGGGTGGCAGTGGCTGTGGCAAAAGCTTTTGCTAATTTTTTAATCGATGAGTATTGATTATCCACGGCAAAACCTTGTGTTTTCAACTGCTCTATTATTTCCTGCTCTAATGTTGTTTCGTTTATCATATAATATACCGTTCAATAATGTTCTATTGCCGTTTAAATTCGTTTAAGAAAATATTATGACCCCATACTATACCTCCGTCATTGCGAGGCGTAGCCGTGGCAATCTCTGCTTTAATCCGTCATTGCGAGGCGTAGCCGTGGCAATCTCTGCTTTAATCCGTCATTGCGAGGCGTAGCCGTGGCAATCTCTGCTTTAATCCGTCATTGCGAGGCGTAGCCGTGGCAATCTCATCAGGGTTTGTCTACACCTTAGGAGATTGCTTCGTGCCTCGCAATGACAAATCATTTTTTGATAAGCTTGGTAATTTTCTCGCCTGATCTGCCAACGACATAACCACCCAGACCTATTTGTAATAAAGTCCATGCCTCGGCGGCCAGTGGATTTGGCAACCAACCAAAACTATCAACAATCACCAAAAGCACAAACGACAACATTGTAATAGGTCGCCAGTTGCGCTGGATTGCACTATGCCCTTGTGCCTCGGCGGTAATGATTGAGGCTTGGGCGGCAGTTAGCTGTTTTTGTAGTTCCATCAATTTGTCGGCTATCTGATGCTCCATTTTGGCAGCTTCAATTTTTAGCGCTCGTTTTTCATCTTCGCTGGTTGTCATGCCATCGATGATATCCATAATTGGCTTGATAGCAGTTGTTAAAAATTCCCATAACATAATAATTTTCCTCTTAAAAAATAAAATACAAAACGGGCGGATATGGAATCCGCCCCTACAAAAGAATCCGTTATAACGAACGTTACTAATCCGTCATTGCGAGGAACGAAGCAATCTCCTAAGGTGTAGACAAACCCTAAGAGATTGCCACGCTAACGTTCGCAATGACGGACAAGGTAGAGATTGCTTCACTTCGTTCGCAATGACGATTCTTGTGCTACGTTCGCAATGACGGACAAGGTAGAGATTGCTTCACTTCGTTCGCAATGACGATTCTTGTGCTACGTTCGCAATGACGGACTTCTCGCCAGGTAATAGCTCCGATTCAATTCAAAATGCGGACTATCAACAAAATCTCGCCATAAACCACCTGCCCTGATTTGCACCCCAGATTCAATGGCGGCTGTCATCATAGCTTGGATTACATACCGAAAATGTTTGTGTTGCCAGTTTATTTTGCCCTCCACCAACACAAATAAATCAACTGCATGAGAATAGCCATCTTTTTGTTGTAAGTGCCGTGAGTTCATGGTTTTTGAATAACCTGATTTAAAAGCTATTTTTTGTCTTTTAAAGCTTCGTAATCCCTCTGATACCCCAAAATCTACTTTGCATATTTGAATCGCTCTTTTGACAACTTTAATTAAATCAGGATGAACACCTTGCAATTTATTTTTTGATCTGTTTGATAGTTTATACATGTCTTCTGCTTCCCATAAGAACCAACAAGGGGACATGTCCCCTTGTCAAAATAGAGAAGTTTATTGTTGTCAGTTTAATATTAACTGTTTTATACATAAACCACCTCAAAGGTAGGTTTTAAAATTAGATACTCATGGGGCTGGCAAATTATACTGTTATCAGGTGTTGCTGATACTTTATAAAGTGGGGTGCTCTGGGCATCGTGCACCCAATGATAAAGATTTGAAATGTTTATATCACGACCTATTTTATAATACTCGGCTGAATTTGTGGTTGTGTCTGTATCTGTGTTGCCCCATATGTCACTTATGTCAGGCTCTGCAAAAATATCGCGGGCATAAACCATTATATGCACGGTCACCTCGTGTGGTGTGGCACGGTAAACCTCGACTTTATCGGTTAAGGGGCGGACTTTGTCAGATGATAATGCCTCTTGCAAATCTGCCACTGTGATTTTATAAGGATCATCGTTTTGTTTTTTGTCCTGCTCTTTGTAATAAATCTTAATTACCCCAGGCGATGGACTAATTACATTGACATCAGTTATATACCGGCTGAATGATTTGGTGTGGAATATATAAGACCCTCTCGCCCCTGCGGTGCTGTGGCTGTATAAACTATTTTTAGCACGGTTATAAAAATCGGTGTCTGATTCACCCTCTAATCTTGTAATATTGCCATAAAAAGCTGCAATAAAATTATCCAAATTAGCGCCTGTTGATAAGTGTGGCAACATTTGAGTTATGGCATAATTTAGCTTAGCCCGCAAATGGAGCTCGCGATATGCAAAAGCCTCGATCATTGTGGCATAATCATCTGACTCGACAATTTGTAAGTCAGGTTTGCTGGCGGTTATATATTTTTTAATGTCGGCTACTATAACATCATAATCAATCGTTTCAATAACCGTAGGTTGTGGCAAATTATTCATATTTTATTTATATTAGCAAGGGGACATGTCCCCTTGTTATAGGTTTATGGTATCCGTTATCCCTTGCGAGATTGCTTTTATTTATATTAGCAAGGGGACATGTCCCCTTGTTATAGGTTAAGTTGTTGTAATGGTTCATTTTTAAGCTTCACAGTCAAAGTTAAATCCAGAGTCCTGTTGTTGTTATCAATTTTATCAATATTTAGATTTTCAAGTTCTACTCGGTTATCCCATAGTTTGCCGTTTTGATCGCATGTAGCTTGCAGACAATATCTTTTAAAGTCCAGAACCCACTCATCGTTTATCGTTCTGTCAATTAGTTTGTATAAACTGCTGCCAAAGTGCGGTTGCATAACACGGCTTCCACGGTCGGTTGTTATCATTCTATTAAAACTGTCAATTGCTGTCATTTTATGTCCCTACAAAAGAATCCGTCATTGCGAGGCGTAGCCGTGGCAATCTCTGCTTTAATCCGTCATTGCGAGGGAGCGTGCGACCGCGGCACAAGAATCGTCATTGCGAGGCGTAGCCGTGGCAATCTCTGCTTTAATCCGTCATTGCGAGGGAGCGTGCGACCGCGGCAATCTCATGGGGTTTGTCTATCCCTTATGAGATTGCTTCGTGCCTCGCAATGACGGAACTATTTAGGCTCCCTCGCAATGACGGTGTTTTTTTATTTTCCATTTTTTATTAATTCGTTATATTTTAATTTTATTTTGCTAATTGCAGTATCAGCTTTTTTATAGATTTTATTTAAATCCGCTTCGGTGATTTCTATGATGCTGTTGTCTTTTAAAATCCAGCTTATTTTATCGCTGCTTGCTTTGGCATTGATCTTTGTTTGCATTCTTATCAGGGATTTATCGTCAGCTTGATATTCGTTGCCCTCGTGGGTTATCGTTAAATTATCTAACTCGCGGTTGCGGTCGGATTTTAGTTTATCAATAGCTTCGGTTTTTATCAATTCGGCGGACTTTGCAGGCTGGGTTTTAAAGTGCTCTGGTTTTAACTCGCCGAGATAATCAACTTTTATCTCTTGTCGGTCGGCTGTGTAGGCAACTGTGCCTCGTTTGTCGGTTATTTGTTGCCATTTGTTGTTATTAAAAACTCGCACTTTGCCGTCTTGTATTTGTGGTGGCGAGGTTGTTGTGGCACATGCTGGGATTAAAAATTTATCCTTGTTTAGAGGGTTTTTGTGTGCCTGCGTGCTGTTTTGGTATTCACCTGTTTTGTTATTGTAATTGTATATTTTCATAATTTTATATCCTCGTTCGTTGAAAGTTAAAAATTGTTACTTTAATAATTAAAACAATGTAGGGGCGGATTCTATATCCGCCCGTTTGGATTCTATATCCGCGAAGTTTTGTTTTATCCGTTTTGTCGCGGGCGGATATGGAATCCGCCCCTACGATGTTAATGTTTTTAGTATTTTATTAAAAAGTTTAGTGCTATGTTCACAGGACGTGTTTCTTTGCCGCCTGTGTTATCCATACCAGAATAATCTGCATCCCAAGAACTGCTCTCGTGGGATATACCGTCAATATTGCCATCTCTGAATGCCCTTCTTGCAATACTATTAGTTCCTCCAACAGTATGGTTATGTGATTTTAAGCCATCTGACTGTATAACACCAAAATCCGCAGAATTGCCGCCTTGCATTCTGATAAATCGTCCGCGTAAATCAGGCAAGGTAAAAGTTGTTGCACTATCACCGATGCCAAAGGCTTTGAATCCATCATTTGATGCGACATTGAATAAATTAACAAATTCATCGCGGTCTAATTCGCTGCCATCACACAACAAAAAGCCCGTTGGAATATCGGTGGTGGCTCTTGTTATTATCGTGCCGATGGGTAATGCCAGCTCTATTTTTGTCTGGGCGGCCCATATGTCTAAGCCGCCTTTGATCGTGACCCATTCGCCGTTGATATTGGCTATTATAATGTCACCTGCATCGGTAAAATCAGATACCGCCTGGGGGATTTTTGCGACCTCGGTATTGATATCACCTAATTTATTTTCAACCGCTTCGGTTAAAATCCTCGCTTGTTCGGTAAGGTTTCCTACCGCCTCTTTTAATGTTGCCATGTTTTTTCCTCGTTATTAAAATTATTATCAATGGGCGGACACATAGGTCCGCCCCTACAATTACAAAAGGCATCCTTGATATATCACACAATTATCACAATCATATACCTTAAAATCACTTAATTTTTTATCTGTGCCATCAGAAAGAAATGCTCTTAATTGATAATCACCAACAGGTAGTGTGAAAGGTATTGTATACTCAAGCATGCTATCGGTGCTGCTGATAATATTTAAATCCGTGTTATTTATTTGTAGTTTATTAATATCATCTAATGCTGTGCCGCGAATCTGTCTTTTGACTTCTAAATCTTGCACTACAACACTCATTGAATTGCTGTTTAATGTGGTTATAACAGAGTCCGCTTTAATATTCACAGCATCACTAAACACAAAACTACTCGCAGAGAACAACAAATAAACAAACGAGCCGATAAGCGCTGTGCCGGTGGTAATTGATAAAGTTCTATTTTTCATAATTTGTTAATAAAAAAATAATTCGTCATTGCGAGGCGTAGCCGTGGCAATCTCTGCTTTAATCCGTCATTGCGAGGGAGCGTGCGACCGCGGCAATCTCTGCTTTAATCCGTCATTGCGAGGGAGCGTGCGACCGCGGCAATCTCATGGGGTTTGTCTATCCCTTATGAGATTGCTTCGTGCCTCGCAATGACGGATCATGTGCTAAAATCATATATGATGTTATCCAAATGTGCCGCTGTTGTGGCATTATTGATGGCGATAACATAACCTGTATAAATCGCATTTATTTTATAAAGCCAGTGCAATCTTAATAAAATCTGCACTTTGCGAGCCTGCTCGTTTTGTGTTAATACTCTGTCAGTGCTAATAAGTGACAAAGCTATTCCATCTGCAATCGCATTAGCATTGTCCGTCCAGTTGTCGTCAACATAGATCGCTTTTTGCAATTTTAAATCTTTGAGTTTGGCTTGTTGTTTTTGCTCAAAAGTCAAACTCACAGGATCAGGTTTTTTAACCACATTACCCATATCATCAACAATTAGATTGTTGAATCTGTCGGCTATGGTTATAATCAAATCTGTAAATCTAGTTTTAAAGTCCATGATTATTGTTTAGTTATTGACAAGGGGACATGTCCCCTTGTTTATTTCAACATGTCCCCTTGTTTATTTCAACATGTCCCCTTGTTTATTTCAACATGTCTCCTTGTTTATTTCAACATGTCTCCTTGCTTTTTTAACAAGGGGACATGTCCCCTTGTTAAATTAAAATTCGTCATTAAATCTTTGTGCCATATCAAAGTCCTCTAATACCCCGGCATCTGTTATTTTTTGATCTACCTCTGCCTCTGATAGGGCGTTTATATTTGCTCGGAATTGATCCTGTTCGCCTGCTGTATAGGTTGTTGCCTCGTTTGATAAGCGTTTGCCAATTTCAACTGTGATAGCGGCGGCGGCTGTATTGTCTGCCTCTAACTCGGCTTTTATCTTAGCGATGGTTGATAAAGCATTCGCCGTATCTGCACCTCCCAAAATATCCGTTTTTAAAACATTCAACATATCGTGAATCTGCTTTGCTGAATATGTTTTGTCTGTGATTGTATTCGCTGCCGTGTCATCAATCAAAGCCGCACTTATCGCTTTTATTTTTACTGCAATAGCCTCAATCAGTGCTATTAATCTGTTTTTTAAACTCATAATTATTTACCTTTTTTTATTATTAGCGGGCGGATATGGAATCCGCCCCTACATTAAAATTCATCGTTAAAATTCTGTGCCATATCAAAATCTGACACTTGCGTTACCTGTTCCACTACATCCTCTGGCAACAAAACGTCACCACCACTACCATCATCGTCAACATCAACATCGTTCAAAGTCTGCTGACCGTATAACAACATATCAAAATACGATCTAATGTTTGTAAATTTTGCTATCATAGGGACTCCTCTATTGTTTTTTTTATGCGGAAATTAAAATTGCTTATAATTCCCGCTGCCAACTGAATATCCGTTACACAATGAATCTCTTCGAGCTCTAACAAAGTTAAGTAATCATCTTTTTTGAAAAATACACGAGCAACCTTGCCTGATATTTCTATTTTTATTAACTGCGAACCGCCGATATTCTTGGCAAATACTACCTGTGGCGTCTCCACTGTGGCAACTATGACATCTTCATTGGTTAAAATCTGCACACTTTGGTTAAGTTTGGTAAAATCTATTTCAATTGGAATATCAAGTAACAAACATAAAAAACCGTCTGCATCAAAAAATACGGCGGTTAAATCATCAACAAAATAAACCTCATCCTCGACATCTACCAGGGCAAATTTTGTTATAATGCTGTATAACTTATCTTTTAAAATGTCGTTGCCATCGTTGTGTGGCGTTGCTATTAGTGGCATATTTGTCCCCTTTTTTTTAACAAGGGGACATGTCCCCTTGCTATTAGTGGCATATTTGTCCCCTTTTTTTTAACAAGGGGACATGTCCCCTTGCTATTAGTGGCATATTTGTCCCCTTTTTTTTAACAAGGTGACATGTCTCCTTGCTTTTTTAACAAGGGGACATGTCCCCTTGCTTGATTAAAATTTGTAATTCATAACGGCGGCTGCTGATACTATATAGGGCAACGGCATATCCGGTAACTTTAAATCCAAGCTCTCTAATTTGCTGCGATAACTTTTATTTTTATTGATTACATCCATCAAAATAAATAATAATTTGTTTTCAAAAGCAATCCAGCGGCTTAATTGTAATTTTATTTTAAAATAAAATGGCTCGCCACCATATTCAAACCATTCTTGGAGTTGAATTACAGGAAATAATGCGTCTAATATTTTTTTTAAAGCATAAGCTGATCCGATGTATTTATAGTTTTGCAATGCTTGTTTTATCAAAGTTTTGGCGGTATATTTTCCTATTGTATCAGGCAGTTTCAAGTCATAAATATAAGCTATGGATTTAAGCCTTTGCCAACTCATATTTTTGTGTGGCAACAAACTTATATCAAAATCATTGAGTTTGTTAAAACGACTATCGATGGCCGCGTCAATTGTTTTTAATTCATCTTTATAATTTTTTGGTATTAGTTTCATAGTTTATAAGTCTAGTTTCTCGCGTGCCTCGGCAGGTTCATATATACCGCTTTGCACCAAAGATGCCATAAAGCTGGCGTCCTCTTTTAAAGATGTGGTATCAAATTTTTTGATTTTTAATTTTAAATCGTGCTTTAAAAAAAACTCTTCTAAGAATTTCATTTTAGGTTTTATTTCTAACTCATTAAAAGAGTGTAATTGAGCCGAAGCCTCGCCACTACCGCCGAGTGTTGCAGCTGATGCCACACCTACTAAGCGCGGTGGCACAGAGTGAGCGGCTATAATCTCATCACGGGTTACCTCTTTTAAAGTCTTAAAAGATATGTCAGCAACTTTACCCATCTCTTCTAATCGTATTTTGGCGGGGCTACCATCGGCATTTTTGCCGGTATGGGCGAGCAATGTTTTATGTGAGTTATCAAAACCCTTAAACGATCCCCCAAAGAACTCTTTAAAAGCTGTTTTTTGCTCTTCGTTGGGTGAACTATTTTCAAATATCACTGCATAACCTGGTCTCGCACCATTGATAAAAAACTTTTGATTATATACATCTGCCATTTTTGTAAGGTCTATCTGCTCGAGAACAGGCAAATAATCAGGCTCACCATATACACGAGATTTAAGCGATCCATAAGTGGCAAAAAAGCCGTTGAGTTTTTTGGCTTTTCCTTCTGT